AGATACTGGCTTTTTGAAGAGACATATCAATTTAGGTTTTACTATGCATGGCTTTGTGTATACAGCTGTTGTGACTGGTGACGCCGAATATGATCCCTATCAAGAATATGGCACACGTTACCAAGCTGGGACTCCGCACTTGCGCCCTGCTCTGTACAACACTGAAGATAAATTTATTGCCGACATGAATAGATTGGTGCGTGATAACACATGAAAGAACCCAATCAAGCTATTTATGATGAGTTATTTAAAACGTCATTGGCACTAAAATTTGACACATATCCTTATTTACCACCAGATGTTAGCTATCCATTTGTATATTTCGGAGAACAGTTTGGAAATCCGTTAGAAGTAAAATCAAATGTTTTAGCAGGTAAAAGTCGGTTATCGATCCACTTGTATGATGAGCATGACGACAGACGCGCCTTGACAGATATGAGTCAAAAGCTAGTCAATGAAGCAAAAAAACTACGCCAAGCAGATATTTACAGTGTTGGATATGTATCAAGTAGTACAAGGACATTACTTGATAATTCTAGTGCTCAGACGCTTTGGCATATTGTAATTGAAATCGAATTTGAATATTTAGGAGGCTGTTAATTATGGCACAGACAAAAACTAATGGCGCCGTACCAGTTTATGGTAAAGATCACATTTTAGCTTTCCGATTGTTTGATGAACGGACATCAAAGGGCGCTACGAAATTAGCTTTACAAACTAAGCATAGTTGGAAGTTTGAAGCTAAATCAGATTCAACTGAAACAAAAGATGGGAATATCAATTCACCCGCAACGGCTTCGGCTACTTTAGAAATTGAAGCGATCGCAAGCTTGGATGAAGTAAACGAGATGTTACGTGGTGCAGTGATGAGTTCTAAAATGCTTGAAGTATGGGACATCAACTTAGCTGATAAGCGTAGTGATAATAAGTACGGGGCGCAATATGCTCGAGGATATTTGCAATCATGGGAAGTTCCGTCTGAGATCGGCAAATTGACTGAGATCAAAACAACGATGAATGTTGATCAGTTGCCAGTTGAAGGTGAAGCAACTTTAACAGAAGAGCAACAATCAGCTATTCAATATGCATTTGCTGATACGAATCCAGCAACAGAAGGATAACAGGAGGATACTGATTATGTATGTAAAAATTGATGGTAAAAACTATGAGTTACATTTTGGTGTGCGCTTTGTGCGCGAGCTAGATAAGAAATACAGCATTGAAGGACCGGTGGAGTTTGGGACGGGGGTAAATAATATCTATGCTCGATTACAATCACCTAACCCTTACGCGCTTTATGAAGCCTTACATGCAGCTTTGCAACCAGACTTAGATCTAACAGAAGAAGAGTTTGATATTTGGGTAGACTCGTTCAAGAGTGAACAAGAATATACCCGTTTTTTCGGTCTGTTTACAAAAGAATTGAAGAATCATCGTCAAACGAGACCACTAGTAAAGAACTACGAAAAAGTAATGAACGAAGTCAAAAAGCAATTCGAAAAAGAGAAGAATTTGAAAGCTCAAGATACTATGAAGCCATAGTTACCAATGCTTTTAGATTCTTTAAAATGACTGATCTAGCGACGATAGAAAAGATGACACTCAAAGAGTATAACTTGAGAATGCAAGCATATCGTTTGCAACAAGTTGATAGAATGTTCGAGCGTCGAGATCTTGCGTGGGCGATCGTGACAGCTAAATCAGTTGATAAAGAAGGAAATTACATTTATAGAGAGTTCAAGGATTTCTTCGACTATGATAAGGCCTTAAGAGTGGTCGAAAATGTCCAAGTCAGAGAAGAAGATATGGATCAAGATCTTGTAAGAATAGCACGTAGGCTGGCAGAGTATCGCAAAGGAGGTGGCAAGATTTGAGTACTTATGATTCTAGAGTGACTTTAGGAGCTAATATAACCCAATATGTTGCCGCCTTTCGTGAAGCAACTGCGATCTATAAAAAATTCAATCAAGAGATTATCAAAGGATCTATGTCTTCGACAGATGCCTTGGCTAAATCATCAAATATAGTTTCGACGGCTGTTAAGGCTACTGCTGTTGGTGTTACCGCATTAGGAGTAGCAGCGATCAAAACGGGTATGGACTTTGAACATCAAATGTCTCGTGTGGGTGCTATTTCAGGCGCTAATGCTAAGGAGTTAAAGGCAATGAACGATCAAGCTATCAAGCTTGGTGCAGATACAGCTTTTAGTGCCAAGGAAGCTGCGCAGGGTATGGAAGCTTTGGCATCAGCTGGCTTTGACGCTAATCAGATCATGGCAGCAACTCCCGGGGTAATGGACCTTGCTGCTGTTTCCGGCGGTGATGTTGGTGCAGCTGCTGAATATGCTGCAACTGCTTTAAATGGTTTTGGCCTTGAAGCTGACAAGTCTACACATGTTGCTGATGTTTTCGCGCGTGCAGCTGCTGATACTAATGCTGAAGCTAAAGATATGGGCGAAGCACTGAAGATGGTTGCACCTCAGGCACACACTGCAGGATTAAGTTTAGAGGAAACTGCAGCTGCAATCGGTCTATTATCCAATGCTGGTATTAAAGGTTCGGAAGCTGGTTCTAATTTAGCTATGGCTTTGACAAGGGTTCAAAATCCTAGTGGCGAAGCTAAAAAGGCAATGGACCAATTGGGTTATAGTGCCTTCGATTCATCTGGAAAGATGAAGCCTTTAGCTCAACAAATGAGTGAGTTAAGAGAAAAACTAGAAGGTATGACCGACCAGCAGAAGCAATACTACCTTTCCGAAATCTATGGTGTTCAAGGCGGACGAGCCGTTAACGTCTTACTGTCGCAACGTTCAGATGCTTTGCAAGATTTGACCGGTAAACTTCAAAATTCAGATGGTGCTGCTTCTGAAATGGCTAAAACGATGCAAAATGACCTAAAGAGTTCCGTGGAACAGTTTTTTGGTTCATTAGAAAGTTTAGCTATTATCATTGAGCAGACTTTTGGTGGAGTGCTAAAAAGTGGTGTTGATGCTGCAACTGATAAAATTGGCCAATTCAATGACTATTTGCAAAAAAATCAAGCCGAGATCCAAAAGAGTATCGGCAAAGGGATTGAATTTGCTAAGAGCTTCATGGACATGTTGCCGTCTATCGAGTCTGTCACAAGTGCGCTTAAGATCGCTTTACCTGCGTTTTTAGCTCTGGAAACATTTAAGGGAATCGGTGTCGGTGGTGCTAAAACGATCCAATTTTTAGAGACGCTACAAGCTGACCTAAGTTTAGTGCGCACTGGTATCGGCATGACTGGCTCGGCTATAAGTGCTCAAAATAGTATCATTTCAATGGCCTTTGGTGGTATCTATAATAGCTCTAAAAAGGCTGTATCTGGGCTGAATCATTTCTTGTACATGTCTACGTCAGCTAGTGGCGCAGAATATATGGCAAGTAAGATTAAAGGTGTTGGATCAGCTTTAGCAGGTATTCCAAGCAAAGCGACGAATGCGACTAAAAGTTTAATCACTTTTGCGACAAATCCAAAACAGGCAGCGATCAGTTTGAATGGTGCATACGCAAAGTTGTTAGGAACTATGGGAGCATCAGAAGCTCAAATCGCAAGCTTAGCACCTACAGCTGTAAGTTCTAGTGGTGCTATCGCAGGCTTGGGGGCGAGTCTAGGTTCATTGACGTTGATTGCAGCAGGCGTTGCAGTCGTGGCCACAGCTATTTACATGGCTTGGTCAAGTAACTTTATGAATATTCAAGGTGTCGTAAAGACTGCTATTGGCGGTATCAAGTCAATGTTTGACTCAATGAAGCCGGCAGTAACAGGCGTTTTGGAAGCTCTGAAGCCGATAGGAAGCATATTAGGCGGGATCTTAAAAGTTGTCGGTGCTTTAGCTATCGGTGCACTTGTTATGGCCGCTATTCAATTAGCCACTGGTCTTCGTTTAGTTGCTGATGTTCTAGTAGGCTTGATAAAGCTAGTGACTTCCGCTGGGAATGTCTTTAAAGCTTTAGGACAAGCGATGACTGGTGACTTCAAAGGGGCAAGCAAGTCGATCGGTGCAGCTAAAAAAGATCTCGGCCAAGCAATGGACGCAGCTAAGGATATGGGCCAAGCTTTCGCTGATGCTGGAAAAATTGGTTATGAGTCGTTTTCACAGCTAGGTAAAGGTGGTAAAGAAGCTAAAGAAAGTTCTGATTCTGCCACTAATTCGACTAAGCAGTTGAAAAAATCAGTTGAAGCTGTTTCTAACTCAGCTAAAGAGATGAAGACGACTTTTGAGAGTTCAAAGGCGAAATTCAGCGAGCTTATCAATACTGAAGGTGTGTCAGATAAGACTAAACAATTTTTGACTGACGTTAATAACACATTAGATCAGTATCAAGCGAATGCTCAAAAAGCTTCTGACAAATACAGTAAGGCGATGACGGATGCTGAGGAATTAACTGGTAAAAAGCGTGTCGAAGCAGTCAACAAGGCAAATAGGGATCTTGCCAATGCAACACAGCAAAATGGACAAAACTTATTGAATATCACTTCTGATCTTGATAGACAGTTGCAAGATAAGCGTTTTTCTGATGGAACAGCAATGACTGAAGATCAAGTTAAGCTGTTGACTGATCAGAATAATGCAATCAAGCAGAAATTAATAGAGCAAAATCAAATTTTTGCTGATGCTCAAATGACACGTCTGCAAAATGGCGAAAAGCTAAATCAGCAAGAGCGTGAAGCGACTATCACTACTTTGCAAGCTAACTATGAATTGCGATCGCAACAGATCCAACAAGGTGAAGAAAAGATCAAGCAATTAAAGGATCAGTTAGCAAATGCGCAAGATCAGACAACAAAAGCGCAGTTGCAACAACAGATCACGCAACAAGAAGCTCATAATCAGCAAATGCTTAATCAACAGCTACAGTTTGGGACTCAGATGAATATGACAATCGCCAATGGATCTAAGTTGAATTTTGATACTTGGTCTAATGGTCTGAAGAATATGTCCAACGTAACTAATGAACAATTACAGTCCATGTATCTCGCTTTTGTCAAAATGAATGGAGATACTGGACAACAAATGCAAGCTTTTGCACTGATGTTACAACAAACAGGGACTCAAGGTGTTGATAATTTAGTTCAGGCTTTATCAACTGGGAAAGCTACTACGACACAGATCGCTCAAGCAATCGCAAAAGATGGTACAGATGGTTTGAATTCTTTGCCACCCGGAATGTTTGCTAAAGGTGATGAAGGTAAGAACAAATTCATCGAAGCGTTAAAAGCTGGTGACTTCAAAGGGGCTGGTAAGTATTTAGCTACACAATCTGGTGAAGGAGCTAAAGATAGTTCTAAGCATTCCGAAGCCGGTAAAGAAAATGGTGATAACTACAGTAAAGGCTTAAAGCAAAAGAAATCAGAGGCAAAAGATGCAGGTACGCAGTTAGCTGAAAGTTCTGTAAAAGGAACAAAGAGTAAAAAAGCTGATATGAAAGACGCTGGTGATACTTTGGGCTATCACGCTTCTAAAGGTGTCAGTGGGCGAAAAGGTGATACTAAAGATGCAGGCGATACACTTGGCTATCATGCTGCAAGAGGCGTAGCTAGTCGCAAAGGTGATGTACGCGATGCTGGTGATACATTAGGGTATCATGCGGCAGCAGGTGTTCGTGGTCGAGTTGGTGACATGCGTTCGGCAGGATCGCAATTAGCTGCGGGTGTTGCTTCTGGTATCAGTTCTAATACTGGCGCTGCTGTTAGTGCTATGGCTAGTTTAGTAGCTAGTGTAAATGCTGAGGCTAAAAAAGTCGCAAAGATTCATTCACCATCTCGCTTGATGAGAGATGAAGTAGGTAAGTTCTTAGCGTTAGGTGTTGCTGTTGGTATCACTGAAAATGAAGATGCTGCATCAAAAGCAATGGGAAATATGATCGAAAATATCCAGTCTAATGTTACTCGATTAGATCTATTGCTTCCAAATCCGATAAATGATAGCAATATCAACTTGAATAGCACTAATGAGCTAAAAGTCAGTTCATTTGATACGACCAATAACCTTTTGCGTCGCTTGATCGATAAAAAACAGGTGATTGTTTTGGATTCAGGAGCGGTTGTTGGTGAGACTAAAGATCTTTATAATACCGCTTTTGGTGAAGATATACAGTTGCAAACGAGGTGGAACTAATGGGATATGAGTTTATGGACACTCAGCCTGCATATTCAAAAATAGATGAGCAATTGCGCACAGAAGGTATCATTTTTGGAGACTTTGATTCACGCAAAGAAGGATGGTGGTTACTCGAGCGTGACGCTCCTTCGCCAAATGAGAAAGTGATCGTTGAAAGTTTACCGTATATGCAGGGAAACTATGATTTTTCAGTATTTGACGATGAAAGATATTTCGAAAATAGGACATTGACCTACAAGTTTAAAATTGTTGCCAGTCCATATTCTGATCGCAAAATGCTAGAGCATGAGATCAAACGCAAGTTAATTCCAATGAAGATTCAACGTCTGATAGACACGCATGATTCAAATTATTTTTGGAAGGGTAAAGTTCAATCAATTACGCTTGCTGATGATAACAAATATCAAACGTTGGTGGCCACGATCACCTTTAACTGCTATCCATTTGCATTTGCCAAAAATTATGAAGGATCTGATATTTGGGACGATGTAGAGTTTGAACATTGGGTATTTCAAGAGGTGAACTTCGATGTATTTGAGACTAAGAAGATCACACTGATAAATATCGGATCAAGGTCTACAGTGTGCAGTGTAGAAGTTACGGGGAATGTTTGGGTCAGAGGCAATAACACTGAGTTACAAATAAATTCAAGTAACTACCTAGGTGTTGAGATCGTATTGAACAGAGGAGAAAATTACTTTGAGCTTGCTGGGGAAGGGACTATTAAGTTCAAGTTTAGACGTGAGGAGATGATCTGATGTATCGTATCATTGCTTATAATGAACCAACGGATAAAGTTGGATATATCATTCATGATCCACGTATTGATAGACGTGTCTCAGCGGGAAAGCTAACTTTAAAAGAAGGTGAAATTGATGATCTTACACTAAAGGTCAATCAAAAAAGTAATTTGTTCAATAATGTTCGCCCGATGCATACGCATGTTGAAGTTTACGATGGTAACGAACTGATTTTTAGAGGACGTGCACTAAAACCTACTAGAACAATGGAATCTAGTGGGCAGTTCATGCAGGAATATGTTTTTGAATCGATCGAAGCATATCTATTAGATAGTGTTCAAAGATTTGCTGAAGTTCATAATACGACCCCAGCCGATTTCTTTCGTATGTTGATCCAAGTACACAATAATAGCGTACCTGATTGGAAGAAGTTTGAAGTCAGAAAAGTGAATGTGACCAACTCGACTGATAATGTATATCGCTTTGTTGACTATACTAAAACAAGAGATACGATCAAAGAAAAACTGTTGACGCGTTTAGGTGGCTTCTTACGAGTTGAATATCATGATGGTAAAAATTATGTAGACTATGTTATTGATCCAGGTAGAGATCATCAGGCTGACACTCCTATTAAATTAGGGAGGAATCTAAAGTCTGCTAGTATGACGATCGATCCAACTAAAGTGATAACACGTCTTATTCCGTTAGGCGCACAAATAGAGCCTCCACAAAATGAGACTGGTAATGTGGCTAATGGTACAAGGCCAAGAATAACGATCGCAGATTTAAATGGCGGGAAGGATTACTTGGATATACCTGATTTACAGCAAGAATTTGGGATTATCAACGGTACACAAACTTGGGACGATGTACATGAGTCTCAAAACTTACTCAGAAAGGCAAAAGAGTGGATTGCTTCACAATCTGCTACAAACACTCAATGGACGATATCCGCTTTAGAATTACCAGAATATGCAAGTTTTAGGGTATCAGATCGCTATATGTTCATTAATCCTAGCTTGATTGAACCGCAATTACTAAGAGTCACACAAAAACAGATAGATCTCGCTAAACCACACGAATCTAACCTAACTATTGCAGAGAAGCCGTTTAGTTTGACTAGCTATCAAGCTCAAATTCAAAAATCTTTGCGAAGTGTGACAGACCTTAAAAAGTTTATCGTGTCTCAAGAAGAAATTTTAAACGATTGGAATAGTAAATACAATTCATCTCAACAAAAAATCAAGGATTTGCAAGAGGCACTAAAAGAACTGGAAAACAAGTTCAATGGACAGACACCACAGCCCGCGCACATCGGAAAGATCATTGATGTGTCAGAGTGGCAAGGTGTGATCGACTGGAATAGCGTTGTCAGAGATGACGTTACATTGAGTATCATTCGAATCCAAGACGGATCATCACATCAAGATCTCAAATACATGGAAAATTTGCAGAAGTGTATCAATGCAGGTGGAAAGTATGCGGTATATGCGTACTTTCGTGGTACATCGACAGCAGACGCACAACAAGAAGCACGAGATTTTTATCAAAGAGTTCAGCGGGTTGTTGCTAACAAGCAGCAGCCTGTTTTTTATGCAATCGACGTGGAAAGTGTGGAAATGGGTGGCAATGTGTCTCAAATGCGGGCTGGTATCGAAGCGTTTATGTCACAGCTTAATACTTTAGGCGTACCAGATCATAAAATCGTACTGTATATCGCAAATCATCTGTATAACAGTTTCAATTTGAACACCGCTAGGGCTGGTGCGATCTGGATCCCAAGCTATGGCCAAAATGATGGTTCGATCGTCAATAGTACGAAGCCTACACATCCTTATGATCTCTGGCAATATACAAGCAAAGGCCGTGTGTCTGGGATCATTGGGAACGTTGATATGAACACAGAACCAAGTGATAAATTCAAAGCTTATCTTAGTTGAAAGGAAGTGAGAAAGTGACATATCGAGATAACACACCGATCACGCAAGAAGATCTAAAAAAGCTTCAACGTGATATTTCGGTGGGGGACGTTGAAAAGGTCGCTCAAACAGTGGCGACTTGGCTTAGAGAAAAAATGTACGGTAAAGACGTGCGTGAGACATTAGCGCAGTGGGCGATCTATACAGCACGTATCGCACAATATCTGATCAATGACGAGCAAGAATTTAAGCGAGCGATGAACGATCTAAAGCTTGAGCTTATCAATCGACAAGGGCAAGTTGAAGAACGACAAACCGACTTAGAGAACCAATTTTTGCAAGTGATCGCAAATGCGACAGTCGACAGTGAAGTTATTTTAGCTCGCAATTCTAACCGCTATGGTAGCTATATAACGCTAGATAATCGATTAGAACACATTGAGCAATTGCTTGCTTCATATGTTCCTGCAGGCTTTACGATCACGTTGAAGCACAATCAAAATCGCAACCCACGGGTAAATATTCTTTATTACGAATATGCGATCGGTACCGAAACAGGAGGCCTAGGAACTGGGCCAAGTGGATCGTTTGGCGGTACTAATTTCACTAGCGTAGCACCACAAGTTGATTATCAAGACTTGAATACTGTTGTGATCCACTTGCCAACTGTCTACTCAATGCGTGGAACAGTTGAGTACAAGCATGGCTATTGGTATTTGATTGATGGATACAAGACATTGCGATTTGATTTAGGAGACGTTAATGATCAGCGAGCTTTGGCGGGTAATGGTCAACATCAAGTATCGACTGACTCAGTTGCACCACCGCAAACAGATCAACAGCCTACAACGGTGAGCGCACCAAGAAATTTACGCGCGACACGGATCAATGATGAAACGGAAAAATTAGATTGGGAAAAATAAAGGAGATAATATGAAGTGACCTCC